TGGCCGCCGGCGATACCGAATTCAGCGCGAACCATGTTCTCGATGAATTCCTGCATCAGTGCCTCGATGCATTCCTGGGTAAGGTCAACGCGTACCACTTTCTTTTTCGAAATAACCACGTCTGTCCATTTGCCGCCGAAATGGCGCTGGCAGAAATCCAGATAGGCGAGGGCGATACGCCGACGATTTAAAGCAATATTGTTGATCCACTGAGACATCGTTAATTACCTGCTGTCTGTTTTCCGGCGTAGGGATGCCCTAGCCAGACGGCCATATTTAAAAGTTTCTGTGGCTGATTAATTAATAGGGCTTACGGCTAAATAACTTGTCTCGGGAAGCCTGGTATTTTTCCATCCATTTACCGTAATCCGCATTCCACTTATCAATTTCGCGTTTCTTGACGAGTAGGCGCAAAATTCGACGCTTAGCTCTTGCCATGCAATCAAAGTATTCTTTGGTTAATCCGCCTATTATCCATGCATTCTTATGTGGATCGAACGCAGGTTCGTGACGGACTGGAAAATCAAGCTTGTTAAACACATGCGTCGTCATAATTCGCGCCAAGTTATCAATGGCTGCACTACGACTTAAGTACCGCTTATACACACCGTGGCGATAAATGACATATACTGGCATATCAATTTTGCGGAAGGCATCTTCGATTCCGCCATTGTCGGCAATGTAGTCATCGCCTAAACGTTCATAATCTATTTTTTCAGGTTTCATTGCTCTTCCTCTTCTGGAGTCCTGACTATCCAGCCAGCCCGTCTTAACATTTGGACAAAAGCATCAAGGGTTGCCGTAATTTCATTTGGTCGGCGCGGGTAAAATGCTTTCAGCGCTCCGTTCTCGATGTGAACCACGACATGGCCCGTATAATCTGGCGCAATCGGCATCTTGAACGTCAATTCTGGTGGCAACATTCTTTTTTCTGTCATGATTCAGCCCCCCCCTAGCACACTGCTTGCGCGGCAGGCGGCCAGCCCAGATCAGGCGCATTTTTCCCTCAAACCCCTTCATGAGGCTTTCCCTGGCTTCGCTCTCTGTGCGGGCGGTAGAGAGCACAATCACCGGTGGTCGCTCTGGTTTTGCTTTCAAAATGCATGCAAACCGATGTACGAATGTGATAGCATCCTCGGCGGTCGAATTAATACCTCCACAGGCGTTAACTTTGATCTGGCTCCGGCATTTACTTGGCTGTGGTGCTGGAGCCGCTTCTTTACCACTAGTCATATTAATCATTATTGCCCCCCATTTTGGTCGCGTCTTATCGCGGCTACGTAGTCTGATGCAAGCGTTAGTAAATCGGTTGCAGTATGTCGATCTCTCACCATATTCAGGAATAGAGCTGCATTTACCAATGCCTCAATATTCATCATGGCATCTTCTGGGTGTAGTGATATTCCGTTGAATTGTTGGTCGGCCATTTATTCATCCTTAGTGCTAGCTATTTCACACAGGCCCACACAAATTTCATGATTTATGTCCCACGCAATATTTACGCAATTTTTTATTTCTTCCGACTCGATGCCATCCCCATCTTTAGTTAAGGCGTGAGATATTAAAGTCAATAATGAGTCCAGCTTTTCGTTTTTGTCTTTAAGCTTTCTCGCTGCCATGTAGTAGTTTGTACTCATTTTACTAGCTCCGCTTACCGTCGATGAGCTAAAGGTAAATCAGCAATTAACTAAAAGCAATAACTAAAGGTAATTTATTTTGTTTTTCTTTATTAAGAACTTGAATTGTAGGCGAAAAAAAACCGGCCTATAGCCGGTTTAGTGTGAGGGTCTAATCTAAAGGAGTACCGAATACCAAAAGACACGCCCTATGATTTCAATGTCGCAAATTGGGTGTTCTTCGTCCGGGTATTCATCTCTGTTGAAGCTTCTCACCGAAATGCTGTCTGGTCCAGTGCGATGTAAAAGCTTAATGCGTTTCCAGCCTTGTTGATTGATTGCATAAATGTTTCCATCAACAAGCCTCTTGTCGTCAATGTTAACGGCAACCGTTGTACCATCGGGTATTACTGGTTCCATGCTATCGCCGCGAGCAGGAAAGCATAAAACCCCCGAACCATCGGTGTTAGCACCAACTCGACGAAGCGTGGCCTTAGAGAACCGCAGCTTGAAACCATTATAATCGTCATCAGTCACGCGCCCTGCGCCGCAGGCGAATTCAATGTCTTTAAGGAAAGGAACTTCCACCTCATCGCTGGGAAGAGGCGTCTTGCTGTCCCAAGCATCGACGGTTCCCCACTCACTTTCGGGCGGTATCGTTGAATTCGGGTGATGCGCTTCTACCCTCATCGGACCTGTGCCAGTGGAGAGCCATTCAGGCCTTACACCTAGCACATTGGCTATCTGGACGATTTTCCGAGAGGTGCTAGCTTTGCCTGTCGTTAGTTTCCAGACGCTGGGCTGAGCCATGCTCACTGCATTGGCCAATTGAGCCTGACTAAAGCCAGCCTCATCCATCGCATGATTCAATCTATCTGCAAGAGTTTTCATATATGAATTCTATACCTAAAGTTATTGCGAGTAAATTACCTTAAGGTATTGCCGTTAGCTAATCAATGCTCTAGACTGCTCGAAATGAATTAGCTTTGGGTATTAATTATGAATGAGGTTATCAAGAAAGCAGTCGATGCAGCTGGCAGTCAGGCTGCCTTAGCTAGAGCTTGCGGCGTTTCGCAGCCGGCGGTATTCCGTTGGCTTAATGGTCGTCGCGTCAAAGCTGATTATGTGATGGCGATTGTTAATGCAACCGGCGGGTTAGTCAAGGCTTATGAGATCCGTCCCGATCTCCCCGACATATTCCCTCATCCTGAAAAATCTGATGCCTAAACCCTCAAAACCCTAACACCGGCGGTTTACTGCAGAGCGGAGGAATGACGATGACCAACCAACGACCGACGGTCACACCAGACCCGCGTTATTTCCAAACGCTCCTGCCAGGCGGCATTGGTTATGACCCGGTGGCCGGTGTGTACGTGCTGATAGCTCGGCGGCAACACCAATGACCGACGAGGTCATCGCTCTGGATAGGCAGTATCGCGATCCGCGCGGAGTGGTGGTTCACGTCACCGGTTATGACCAGGCTAAGCAGCAGGTATTTTTCACAAGACCGAACTACGAGCACGAATGCATGCAGCCGGTTTGGAAGTTTCAACAGTATTTCGAGAGGCTCGACGAATGAAAGCTTATTTCGATGAAAACGCGAACTTGGTCATTGAGCCCAAGAACAACACAGAGTCAGCGGCACTGATGATGTGGCGCGAGATAAACGAATCAGATGATCGATCTATCTATGAGTTTTTCTCTGGAGAAAAGCTTTCGTTGAAGGTCATCGACGGTAACGCAAATAGTAACGCTGCCAGCGTTACAAATATCGATTCGGAGTAACGTTCTATGGCTAATTCATGGCTGCGATTATGGCATGACATGCCAAACGACCCGAAGTGGCGAACCATCGCTCGAATTTCGAAGCAGCCTATCGCCTTGGTTCAGGCCGTTTACATTCACCTGCTAGTTAGCGCGTCACAGAATGTCACGCGAGGTCACGCAGATGTCACGACAGAAGATTTAGCAAGTGCGCTAGATGTTAGTGACGAAGATATCGAAGCGATTCGGAACGCTATGCAAGGTCGTGTTCTTGAAGGTGAGCATATCTCTGGTTGGGGTGCCCGTCAGGTAAGGCGTGAAGACCAGGGTAGCGAAGAAACTGGTGCAAAATCAGCAAGACAGCGTAAGCGAGAGCAACGAGAGCGCGAGAAAGAAAAAGGCGGCTTCGATGATTGTCACGCTCGGTCACACAATGTCACGACAGATAAAGATAAAGAAGAGATAAAGAATAGAGAAGAACTAAAAGACAAAACCAATACGTCCGATTCGAATCGAACTGCCGACGAAAACGCCTCTCACGACCAAGAACCGCCTGCACCCGAAAATCCTGATTCGGAGTCTGGCGAGCTGGCTGGTGGCGCAGGCAAGGCCGACCCCGTCGAAACCGCCTTCGAGGAAATCTTCTGGGGGGCAGGGCTGCGCAAGGATGCCAAGGTCAAGGCCAAGAACGCCTTCCGAACCAAATTCACGGCCTGGAAGAAAACCACCCGGGGCAGCGCCGACGAGTTCGCCCAGATGCTGGCCGACGACATCCGGCTGCGGGTGCAGGCAAAAACTTTCGGTTTCGACAAGCTGCTGCCGACCTCGTACCTGAACGGCGAACGCTGGAACGACGAGAAACCACAGGTTGCTGCACAGCCTGGCGCCGCCGGGGCGAGACCGTTGGTTCAGCAGGGCGCCAACCAGGTGTTCGTCGATTACGACGCGCTGAGGGCGGGAGGTCGCTAACCGTGAAGATTCAGCTCAAAAAAATTCTGATCGCAGGGTTTTGCCACGGTCTGTTGCCGATGGCGTTTGTGGACTGGTGTTTTATTCGATTCAAGCTTGGGAGCGTGTGATGAATGCGGCTGAACTGTCGGAAAAGCTTTGGGGCAACGCTGAGCGCGTTGTGAAATATCTGTTGCCCAACGGGCACCGCGAGGCTCATGAGTGGTGTTGCGGGAGTATCAACGGCGAAGCCGGCAAGAGCCTCAAGGTCAATCTGGCGGGCAAAAACGTTTGGTCTGATTTCGCCTCCGGCGACAGCGGCGACCTGCTGGATCTCTGGGTGCTGGTGCGCAACTGCTCATTGCATGAAGCTATGCGCGAGGCCAAGGAAATGCTGGGGCTGAAGGACAATGACCAGCACTTTCAGGCCAAGAAAAAAAGCTTCTCCAAACCCAAGAAGCAGGGCGTGAAAAAAGGCGATGCACACCTGGAATACCTTGCCGGGCGGGGTATAACCAAAGAAACCGCCGAAGCGTTCAAGGTGAGCAACGCGGTGGTCTGGTTCGCTGATGAAGGCCGGGAACTACCGGCGATCGCCTTCCCATACCTTCGCGACGGAGAGTTGCTGCAGGTGAAGCGGATCAGCACCGAACGCCCTAACGGCAAAAAAATCATCATGGCCGAGGCCGACTGCGAACCATGCCTGTTCGGCTGGCAAGCTCTGCCCAAAGATACGCGCGTCGTGGTGCTGTGCGAAGGCGAGATCGACTGCATGTCGTATGCTCACTACGGCTTCCCTGTGCTGTCTGTGCCTTTCGGCGGTGGCAAGGGCGCGAAGCAGCAGTGGATCGAGTACGAATATCACAACATGGATCGCTTTGATGAGATTTGGCTCAGCCTCGATAACGACGAGGTGGGCATGGAAGCCGCGAAAGAGATTGCCCGCCGTCTTGGCACTCACCGTTGCCGGTTAGTCTCGCTGCCTCACAAAGACATCAACGAATGCCTGGTGGCCGGCATGACTCAGGACGAAGTGTTTCGCTGCCTGGAGACGGCCGCTTACTTCGATCCCGATGAACTTTGCTCTGCGTCGGAGTTCCTGCAGGACACCATCGACACATTCGAGCGTCGCGACGAGGGTATGTTTATCAGTCCGTGGCCGCGCCTGAACGGCAACTTCAAGTTTCGTGAATCGGAATTCTCGATCATCAACGGCATCAACAACCACGGTAAAACCGAGATGGCAGGGCATATCGCCGTCTGCGCAATGGCTCAGGGTATCCGAGCCTGTATCGCTTCGTTGGAGTTGAAGCCAGGTAAGCTGCTTGCGCGTCTTGTGCGCCAAGTCATCTGCAATAAGCGCCCCCAGCGTGGAGAAATTCAGCATGTGTTCGAGTGGTTCGACGATAAGCTGTGGATTTTCAACCTCACGGGAACGGCGAAGGCTGACCGTCTGCTGGAGATTTTTGTCTACGCTCGCCGGCGGTATGGCATCGACTTGTTCGTTATCGACAACCTCGCCAAGTGCGGATTCTCTGAGGAGGATGCCACCGGACAGAAAGACTTCATCGACAAACTGTGCGATTTCAAGAACGCCAACAACTGTCACGTGATTTTGGTGACCCACAGCCGCAAGGTGGATGAGAACGTGCCCACCGGCAAGATGGATGTCAAGGGCACCGGCGCCATCACCGACATGGCCGACAACCTGTTCTCTGTCTGGCGCAACATCCCGCGCGAGACTGCTCAGCAAAAGCAGGATGATCCGAGCGCGCCCGAACTCACGGACAAAGACAGGGCGGCATTGGCATTGCCAGGCACACTTATTCGCCTGTTGAAACAGCGCGAGGGGGAAGGGTGGGTCGGCGACATTGGCGCGTTTTTAGAGCCACGGTCTCACCAATTTTTAGAAAACGAAAAAGGCAGTCCATGGAACTACCTCGTAGCGCGCGAGCAAGCTGAAGTGGACATGGACTGGGAAATGCAGAACGTAACGAGGGCTTGCTGATGCAAAACGAAATTGATTATTGGAAAAAACGCACTTACGAAGCTGAAGGAGCCTTGGCGGAAAAGGAATCTGCTGAATTTGCACATCCTGACGCCGGTAACCCAGAACATCGCTCGCTGTTCACCATCCCGGAGCCGCAGTATGGCACCGCGTTGGCTATTAGCAAGCCACTGCCACAGCAACGGGTAATCACAGGTCACAAGCAGACGGATGCTTATTTGTGGGTTCTGGAAGTTATCCGTACGAATGAACCGGCGCACCTACAGGCGGCCGAAGATGCGTTGAATAAGCTGAAAATTACCCCGAAGCAGGCTCAGGAGCGTTACAGCAATTATCTGATGCAATCGGGCGCCCACGCATTCCAGATTGCCCTTGCCACTATGTCAATGGATAACCCAGCCGGTTACATCCAAGGTGCGAAAAAGGCAATCGAGGAG